ACTACCGCCTTGCCATAATATGGTTTGTGCTGATCCGCCTATTTGTACTGCATTTGGAATATATGCAGTACCGCCTTGAACTAACATTAGTGATACCATTGTTCCGTGATCGTTTGTTAAACCTATATTTGTGAAGTTTGCTGTAAAATTAGCCGATATACTTGTATGACGGAATATATGTCCATTTGCACAATCGTGGACGACTGTTCCTGTAGCACTAGTTAGATCACTAAAGCCTTCAATTACACCACCTTCAAATGTGGATCTACCTGCAGAAATAATACCGTCTGCTGAAGTTTCAAACTTTTTAACATTATTGTGGTAAAGTTCTACTGCTCCGTCAGCAATACCCTTTACCATAATTTCTGTACCAGTATCCTTAGAAAGTATAACACTGTCGTCACTTTGGAGATAAAGACTTCCGGTTCCTGTTTCTCTTACTATTGAATGGGTTCCATTGTGGAATATCTTTAGATCACCTGCATCACCAAACTCTGCATTTACTGAATCTGCAAAAGTAATTTTGTTGCCATTGGTATCTAGGTCTCCGCCAAGTTGTGGTGATGTATCTTCTACAATGTTAGCTAGTCCGCCACTGCTAGACAATGCAACCCAAGAACCATTTGCACGACCTTGAAATCCGTTACTAGTACTATTGTACACAATATCACCATTTTGCGAAGCTAATGCATCACGTTCTGTTGTTGTAAATGATGCAAATCTTACTGGTGATTGTGTAATTACAACTGCATTACCCGCTGTCAAATTAAGATTAGTTGCAGCAGTAATTTCTGGAGTGCCTGTGCTTGTACTTTCAAAAGTATCTGCTACTACTTTGTTTGTAACATATAAATTGTTTTCAACTGTAAGATCACTTTGTGCTGTAATTGCTGGTATAACTGTAATACCACTTGAATCGTTTGTATCAACAGTTGATCCTGTAAAATCGTAGTTTCCTAATGCTGCCGGTTGTAATGCTGTATCAGCTTTTGTACCTTGTGCTGATGTTGCCGCATCTGTTATGCCGTATCCTGCTAATGTAGTAGGAGTGCTTGCTAATCTTGCCCATTGTATTGTACCATTTGTACCATCAATAATTAATGTACTATCGTCTGCAAATACACTTCCAGTTAAGTCACCATCAAAAGTACCAGACATTGTGCCTGTAACAATAGCACCATTTGTTGTAGTTTGAAATTTTGTACTACCGTTATAGTAAAGTCTTACTGCTCCATCTTCTGTTGCATCTATTTGAACTTCATTATCTGCCGCATTTTTAACTTCAAACAAATTAGTTAATATTCTTATACCACCAGTGCCTGCGTCTTTGATATAACTGTTGGATCCACTGTAATATATTTCTAAATCGCCGCCTGTACCAAATTTAGCTTTTTCATTATTGCCAAATGTAATATTAAATCCAGCTGTATCCAAATCACCGCCTAATTCTGGAGTGGTATCGCTTGATACTTCTGTAGCAGAAACAATGGTAATATTTCCTTCAGCGTCACTTGTAGTTGTAACATTTGTACCACCAAGTATTTTGAAACTTTCTCCGCTGTTGATTAATCTAATAGTACTATCATCTGCACCAACACCTATGTTGCCAATGCCGCCAGAACCTCCTGATCCTGCAACGTCTACGTCATTTACCCACGCACTACCATTATATTTTAAAACTTGTCCTGCTTGTGGGGTAGCAATAGTCACATTGCCTAAATCTTCTACATTGTTAGGTGCTAAATTTACTTTTCCTGCTACGCCATCTACAAGTATTGTAGAATCGTCAGCTACAAAAGTACCTTTAAAAGCTGGCGCAGTTGCTTCACCTGTAAATACCGCATTACCTCTAACATCAAGTGTTGCTGTAGGCGTATATGATCCAATACCTAGTCTGCCTGTATTTGTCCAAGTTAAATACTCTGCTTCTTGATCAAATAGTCCATTACTGCTAGAAGCAATTAATGTTGATTCTCTTCCAAAGTAAATTGCATTATGAAAATATTCACCATTTAAATCATTTCTACCGCCGTATAATGTAGATGAATAATTTACTGCACTTATATCAGTGTCTGCTTGCGTAATCATATAAACGTTAGCTGCACCGCCTTTACCTGATAGTTTCATATTTAAATTTTGTGAAGCATTTGTTGCATTCACATTTAAACCTGTTGGAGTATTTAGGACAAAGTTATTTGTTGTTGTAATATTAGCATTTGTACTAATAGCTAAATCACCAATAGTTGCAGAGTTTGTGCTAATTGTGTTGTTTACACCATCTATGATTATTGAACTATTATCAGAAAAAACACTACCTGTTACATCACCATCTAAATTACCATTAAATAAATTTGCAGCCATTGTCTGTGCATTTACATAACCGCCTGCATCGATATTTAAGTTTACATCAATGCTCCCGGTTGCATCAATGTTTCCTGTGATGTTAACATCACCTGTACCTGTAATATCATAACTATTTAAATCTAAGTTGCCACCTAATTGTGGAGTTGTGTCATTGACTATATCGGTTATGCCGCCGCCACTTCCTGTACTGGCTACAGCATTTCCTCCTACAGTAGATCCGTCACCTATAAAAACTGGAGCAACCGCAGCACTTGAATAGTCTGTAACATATATTAATTCGCCTAATTCCGGGGTATAAGACAACCTTTCAGCGTTGGTGCCTCTTTTTATTCTCAAAGCCATATGAAACTTCTCCTACAGTATTACTTTAAAGTATTTATCACATTTCATATATAAAGTATGTTTACTTGTTGAGCTTTAAAAACCGTTTTGTACGTTTAGTTACATCTTTTTTTAATTTTGTGGTGTCTATACGAAAGTCAACTGTATCTATTGTATCTTCGTATTCTTCAAAGAAATTTGCAATAATTTCGTTTGGTTCGCCTTCAAGTTTTTGCTTGTTGTTAACGTCTACTTCCCAGACTTTACCGTCTCTAAATCGGACTATTATAACGTTAATGTACTCAATGGGAAGAAAATCATAATCAAGACCATCTAATATTTCTTCCCATTCTTTATCTAAGTCACAGCTGGCGTTAGGCACTTTCTGTTTTCTTTGTTTTTCTTTTTGTAGGAACAAGTTCTTCAGCCTGTTCTCTAAGAGCTTTTGCTTCTTTAAATAAAGCATCAGCTTGCGAACGATATTGTGCCGCTAGTGCATCATCATCAAGCACACCATCACCTGCTGTAGATGTAGTCTCGGAATATGTAGCTACTGGATCAGCTTTCTCATTATCTTCAGCTACAGTACTGCCATCAGGTCCTTTTAGTGCTAAATCATTTACAGTTACACCTTTTTGTTCTGCAATAATTTTGTTCAATTCATTTAAAGCAATGTTATCACTATTAGTAGGTGTCATTTCTACTTCAGTTGTTAGGACTTTTCTAAATTTTCCTGTAGTATGAAAACCTGCTAACATATTTCTACCGTCAGGTAAAAATGTTCTAGCCATTGCTTCACCGAATTCATATGCTTCTTGTCCAGAGGCAGATTCTACTGCTTTAATTAATGTATCGTGTTCATCTGCTGATAAGTTTTCAGTTTGTACGACTAGACAATTTTCTGGATCCCCAGGAATTACTCTATAGGCAACAATTACTTTCCTTTTATTAGAAATCATTCTGCCAACGTGTTTAAGAGCCATTTACTTCCTCCGTTTCTGGCTCAGGTGTAGCTGGCGCCGCAGCAGCTTCTGCTTGCTCTTTAGCTTCCTTTGCCTGTTTAGCTTGTTCTTCTACTTGTTTCAAGAAAGAATCAAGTTTATTATAAAGAGCACCTACATTGGCTAATTCGTTTGCCTTAAATGTACCGCGCTCAGTTGCAAGTTCTATTACTGCTCTTGCAAGTGCTAGATCTTGAATGTTTAGTTCGTTAGGATCTGGTTGTTTTTCATCAGTCATTATATATGTACTCCTTGTATAATTATATATGTCTTAGACTACCTAGTGTATTTCAAATGTGGACAAGCCAACATAAAGAAACTCATTTCTTTTTCAGATTCAAACCCTACAGTTGTAACAGGTTGTATAGAATCATCTTTACCAATAGTTATATTTTCTCCTAAAAAATATCTACCAGTTAAGTTATCTTCAATCCATTCGGATAGAACTGCTTCTATATTGTATGTTTTTTGAAGATTAACTTTATCAAAGTTAGGAGGGCAAAATTTCACCCTCCTTATATTTAAAATATCAAACGGATTTGTTTTTACTTTCACGCAGCCTCCTCAAAATGCGCAGTCATTCCAAAAGGTGCTTCTAAGTTTTTATCGTGATGGCTGTGAATTACAAACAATGTTTCACAGTAATTTGGATCTCCCCAACTATCCCAAGGATAACCGTCAGTAAACATAATAAACTTCTTAGGTTCAATACCATTGTCTTTCATATAGTTCCAATTTACTACAAAATCAGTTCCACCACCACCGATTACTTTATAGTCACTTATATCATCTCCGTTATCAGAACTAAAATGTTGTTCGTTGTATACTTTTGTATCAAAACACCATACAGTGATATTGAAATCTTTGTATTCTTCCATTATTCCTTTAACTTCGCTTAGAAAAGTTAATGCTTGGTCGTCTCCAATTGATCCGCTCATATCAATACCAATGCAAAGATCAACTGTATCTTCAAAGTTCATACCAGGCAGAATTGCACCTGTGTGCCAACCTTTACGATTTGGCCTCATAAATGTGTAATCACTTTTAATAGTAGACTGAATTTGTTGTCTAAGCAATTGTCTCCAGTTCATTTTAGGCTCAGTTAGATCTTTAATTAGCCTTTGGATTTCACCAGGTACGTTGCCTGCGCCTGCACTTTGAGCAGCGGCCATCATTGCTTCTTTTATTTCATCTTTAATTTTTTGCTTTTCAGAATCAGATAAAGTTTGACCTTTGCCTTTGCCTTTACCACCATCATCGCCTTCACCGTTGCTTGCTGGTCCTTCACCCCATTCAAAATGCTCATCAAGCATTTCACCTAATTGTTCAATATCTATTTTTTCAGCATTTTCGAAAAGTTCGTCATATACTTCTTCTGATGTCCAACCTTCGTATTTTGTATCATAGTAACATTCTACTAGTTTTGGCTTTTCACCGATTCTATCTCTTATAAGTAAATTGTTTACAATATAATCGCAAGCAATATTATAAAGCATAGGATTACGATCTTCTCTTCTTGTTAAATGGTCAAATACCATATGTAATATTTCGTGTGCAATAACAAATTCAATTTCTTTGTTTGACATTGCATTAAAAAATTGTGTATTAAAATACAAATTTCTACCATCTACTGCCGCAGTTGGTATCATATCATCAGCGGCAACAATTTTTAATCTAGTTGCCATATTTCCAAAAAATGGATGCCTTAAAAGCAATCCAACTCGAGCAGTAATAATTCTGTCGAGTACTTCCACTTTCATTTTTTCTAATTCTTCTGGCGTGATATCTGGATCAGGTTGCCAGTTTTTAAGTTTGCTTGCAGTCTTTTCTGTAGACATACGCATTGCAACATTGTAGCTAAAGTCTAATGGCATTTTATTCCTCTTTTTATCAGTGCTAAAATTAATATAACATATTTAATATTTTTGTCAACCATAAAAAAAGGTGGACAGCTATTAACTGTCCACCAATAACTCATCATACGTTTTGGGCAGCCTTGATGTATTTGCCGTAACGATCGTGAAACTCATCAAAACAAGCAACCGCATCAGGATCAATAGGAAGATTGTACTGTGTTAGAGCAAGTTTTATGCCCATTACAACAAGTTCAGTCTCAAAATTATCCATTGCGAACCTTAGGAAATTATTGACTTTATCATCAAACTTTTTATCGTTTGCATCGCTTGCTTCTTTAAGTTCATAGCAAAGAGAAACAGTTAAGGAATATTTTGCACTGATTTCCACTGGTTTAATCTCTTTTACTTTGCCTAACAATATATCTGTTGGATTAGGCATATTCGCCGCTACTTTACGATGAGCCATAAACTTAACAGCCAAACCTTCGCCAATTGATCCTGCTACAAGATCAGTTGTTGTAGATTCGTCTGTATCTTCATCATCAATCAATTCGCTTACAAAAGACCAACTACGTGGTGTTGCAAATGATCTTGATGGAGATTTCGGATCAAAGTCGTATAAGTCTTGTTTTGCAAATTGCAAATAACCTACTACGTCTTTGTGTTGTTTGTTATCAACTGCCCACTCGAACCAATCATCAAAAACAACGTCTAGTTCTAAGTGTACAAATCTATTTGCCAACGGCGCAGGCATTCTATATGTAACACCTTTGTCAGCTTCTCTATTACCTGCCGCAACAATAATTACATTATCAGGTAATTTGTATTGTCCAACACCTCTATTTAGGATAAGCTGATAAGCCGCCGCTTGTACTGCCGGAGGAGCAGAGTTAAGTTCGTCGAAGAAAACTACAATATGATCGTATTTACTTGCAAGTTCTTCGTCAGGCAATTCCGATGGTGCGCCCCATACCATTTTGCCTTGATTAGAATCAAAATATGGAATACCTTTGATATCTGTTGGTTCCCATAATGACAATCTAATGTCAATTAAATGTGAATTACCCAAACTACGTGTAATTTGTGCAATAATGTCAGATTTACCAATACCTGGAGGCCCCCATAAAAAAACTGGTCGTTTCTTTTTGAATGCACGTAGAATAGATTTCTTTGCGCGATTCGGGCCTACTTTTCGTGTCGTTGTGTCCATTTACATATTCCTTATGTTTTTTTAATCAGTGCTTATATTATTAATATACACTATAATTGTATAAGGTCAACCTTTTTTTAATCTTTTTTTGATCTATTCATAGCTTTTGTTAAACCATATTTTCTTAGATCACCACTGAATAATGTAAGTTCTACAGCTTTCTTTTCGTTGGTAACAGTTATACTTCTATTTGTAAGGTAATAAGGACAATCTATAAATTGGTCTAAAAAAATTATGACATTTGTTGTCATAGGCATATCACGCGGATAAGGTATGTCATATGTAGCTATACCACTTTCTTTTACTACTTCGTAACCTTCTTCAGTAAGCCTTAAGCCACCTACATCTTTGTTTCTTGTATTATACCACCATCTATGAATATGTTCTTGGACAGAAATATCGTTGTATGTTTTTCCTAGTTCTTTTAAAAATATTTTGGTAAAAGTTGTCTTGTTTGACATTAGTTGATTTGTTCACCCTCAACTAGTTTTACAACTGAAAACTCGTCGGTTTTGAACATTTCATTTAATTTTTTTGCCAAGTTGTGAGCGTGTCCGGGATTTGAAAAACTTGTTTTCTTGTATTTTGGTCCAGGATAGTTTGTTAGAGAATTACTGCTTTTAAGATTAAATGGTTTGTTTTTGTAAAAAACAGCCCAAATAGCATCTGCTTCTAATACTTGTTCACACTTATAAGTAACATTATTAGTGAATTCTAATAATACATTTGGCTTTGGTCTACTCATATGCGCATCCTTTAATTATATACGCATATATTTATCTCTTTTTTTTATTAACTGGTATTATTTCCAGTCAGAATCAGCACCAAAAACAACTTCTATATCTTCTATATTGCCACTTGAATTTTCTTTTACAAACTTTTCTAAATCACCATTTAATCTTGCCATTACAATACCAAGTGTAAATGCTAAATTTTTTGCTGTGTTTATATCAAGTCTTAATTCTCTAGCTCTGCTAGACTCTGCAGATTTAACTTGCTGAATAAATTGTTGTATACTACTGGTATTTAATGGTTCTATTGACATTGCTTAAGGCCGCTTTCATTTCTAGTTGAGTTTTGAATGGACCCATATATTCATTTCTTTGTAAAGTTATAAGTTTAGGACAGAAACTCTTTAGCCAATTTATGTTAAATTTAACCAAATAATATCCTGCACAATACAAACTTTTTGATTTTTTACTTTTGGTGAATAATGGTAATTTACTTTGTAAGTCAAACATACTATTAAACGGAATAGACCTTGTAGGATAACCGTGAACTTCTTTATCATTATTTTCAGGATCTGCAACACTTGCCGCAAAAAGATTTTTACCTAATTTGTTTTTTAGTTGTCTTTCACTTTTGTAAAAATCAATTTTGCCTTTTGCACTTACTACAAATCCTTCGTCCTCTTTAGCTAATGTGCCAATACGCACACCTTCTTGTTCTACAATCCAAAATTTGTTTTCTAAAATAGGTTTTGCTTTTAAAGTCACACCTTATACCTCGCTTGTAATGGTTCGGAAAATTGCGCCGCATTATCGGCAATCCGTTGTAAGTCCCAACGAGCACAAAACTTCATAAGTCTCATACCAACTTGGGAAATATTTTTGCTAGTAGCAGTTTGAATAGTATTATTTATTTCAGTTTTTATATGCTCAGGCTGAGCAGTCAAATCACATAACGTAACATTTCTTGTGTAGTCATCTAACACACGATGCTCAACACCTTCGTGATCCACCCAACGTTGCAACATCATATTGTTCCAATTAAAACCTTTTGTATCTTTGTCAGCAAATGCTTCAATCAGTCCTACTTTGTTCTTAGTGCCTTTCTTACGTACACCTGGATATGCAGAAAACACATTATCACTAGTATCGCCTCTCATACATTTCTCAAATAACATAAATTCGGGATTAGGAGCAGGTTTTTCTTCTTTTGTTTTCTTGTCAACTACAGGTTTACCTTTGTCGTCATAATAGCCTTGGTGTGTAATTGTAGTGTTGCTAACACCGTTATATTGACGTACATTAGGTGCAATAAGTTGTGCAAAATCGCCATCTGTACTAATAATCACGTGATCGTCATCTGGATGATTTTGTATCCAGCCTGCAATCAAGTCATCTGCTTCTAGTACAGGATTGTGCAAAACAGTACAGTTAGTCTTGTCTGTAACAAACTCTTTGAACTCGTCAAATATTTCCCAAAACACTTTATCTTCTTCTGCTTCACGTGGAGTAAGTGCATCACGGGCTTCTTTGCGATTACGTTTGTAAGGCTCATAATAGTCCTTACGCCAACTGCGACCTTCTAAACAGAAAACAACGTGCGAACCGTTGAAATCCTGCCACGCTTTTTTTATGCTGTTTAGTGTGATGTGCATTGCCATACCTACTTTTGTATCAATATCACCACGTACAACGTGACGTGCCCTAAAGAAAGTATTAGCGGTATCAATTAGTATGTAAGTCATAAAACTCTTCTTCTACATATCGTTTCAATTCGTGGTCACCAATATCTTCTGGTACCTCTTGTTTATAGAATAAGCGATAACTATCACTACCGTATTTGCCTATTCCGTGTAACATTGTAGCATCATTTCCGTCCCAAGTCAAGAAGTCTTTTGTCATACGTAACAAACGGTTATATCTTATATTAACCATTCCTAAACTTTTTATAATCAGTTTTATTGTTTTTTCTGGTGTATTTAAAAAATGTACTGGTGTAGGTGCTACTGCAAATAATATAGGAAGTGTTTTTTTAACTTGTTTTCTACCTGTGCAATTCAAACAAATTACACCAACCATATGTTGCCAAGGTGTATCTACTTGTTGTTGCACCATTAGATCATCACGCATTAAGATACCTCACTTTTTCCTTTATCTATTGGTACTACATTAATATAACCTGCTCCTCTATTTGTGTCAAGTCCTTCTTCTGCAAGCATATTATAAACAATATCTTTAAACCATCTGTCAACAATTTCTTCCTCTTTGTCAGCTTCTGTGCCATAATCTGCTTCAATCAATTGTTGAATAAAATATTTGTTCCAATCTAATTCAAAAAAACCATTACGTATATTATCTTTATTAACTTGCATATCAATAACTTCTATATAAGGTTGTTTGCGTTTGTTTGCAAGTGCTTTAGGATCTGCTTTAGAAAGAACTTTATTTTCTTTTTCGTCAAGTTCTTTTTCTTTTGCTTCAATACCTGTTACTCTTTTTAACCATTGTTTCATATTAGTTTCCTTATCTTTTCGTATTCCTCTTCGCTTTTAATGCCTTTTGGAACACTATCCAAGTTTTCTTTAAGTGCCCCAGGCATTTCCGAATAAGCTGATGTGGAGTCTAGGCGAGAACCTCCACCCTCGTTCCATACAGAGGTCCGCCACCTCTTGAACGTTGAGAGTGTATTCTTCTGACCTACCACCGAGCGGCATAAGATATACAGGGACGTCCACGCCCGCTTCACGATATGAATCAACTGCTCTAGCAACTTCATCAACATCGTCTTGATCAGCAACAACAAACTTAAAATACATATCAGCGCCATCAACACAGGAATACTCACGAGCAACATCAGGCTTGATAGCATCATTCCAAGACTCGCCCGAAACGGA